TATACTGAGAGTAAACGAAGAAAGATTATGGAGAAGTTAAATGGATAACGACCCACACTTACAGTTAATGAACGAGTTAAAAACTATTCGCAAAGAGATAAAAGAGTTAGATGAAAAGTTAGACAGACATATTTCATTTATTGAAAGTGTATATCGTGGTTTACGCCACCCTATTGACAGAGTAAAGAATTGGTTTGGTGGTTGACATATAATGCAAATATGGTATAGTAAGATATGAGATTTAATAACGAAAAGATGAAAATATATGCACTCATACTATTATTGTTTACTATAGTGTATGCAGTTTTAAGTATGTCTGCACAAGTCATAGATAAGAAAATGAATTATGACGGAGATAGAGAAAAATGGATAGAGAGAAGATTATTACAATAATATGTTTATGCATATTGTCTGTCGGAATACTAACGAGTTGCTCTGTATCTGTTGGCTGGGACGAAGAGTCTAAGTCGCAACTGAGGATAAACTATTGAAAAAAATTTTTAAAAAAATCGGTTTGTTTCTGAAAGAATTTCTGAATGTTCCCTTACTAAACGAGTATAAGGAAGATGCGATAAATAATAAGAACAAGGAGAAAAAATGAAGTGGATTGTTCTTATAACGATTAGTATCTTTAATAATGATAATAGAGTAGATTCCAGAACCTATGAGTTTATTGTAGCCTCTAATTTTGCAGAGTGTAGTTTTGTAAAGTCTGATTTAGATTATATATTTAAAGACCCATACAATACGACAATCATAAAAGGTGAGTGTTATTCTGAGCAAGAGTGGAGAAAGAAAAATATATGATGAAACACTGGTATAAGTTTTGTGATTTTGTTCAGTTTAAAATGTGGCCACATAGATTAGAGATACTAGTCTTGACAAATTCAATCTTATGTCTTATATTAATAGTAGGATTAATTTATTCTATAGGAAGTGATTGCGTATGAATTGGAAAGTAACTTCTGAAAAGATTGCACAAAGACACAACATTAATACATTTGATAAACTGTCTTATGCACAAGCCAAAGAGATTGGTTTTTGTTATTGCGTACCTTATACAAACGAAGAAGCAATGAAAGAGTTTCGTAAAGGACACAAGCAAGAACTAGAATATAAACTTAAACAATGGAAAGGTGAAACATGATGAAGATTATTATTGGAATTATTATAGGTTTTTTTCTAGTATATTATTTTCCGATTGAAGACGATATAGAAAAAGCTTTTAATTCAACGAACAGTTTTGTTGATTCAGTAATGGACTCAATGGATGAAGTCAGAGACACAGATAATACAGTTTCCGAGTGAGGAAGAATATAAGATTGAGTTTCTCATCGGAGATGATGTATCAATGAGAAGCTCATCTCGTGAGATACATTGGAAGATTGAATATAATTATGTAATTGCAACTTTAAAAGCAAGAACTAAACAACAAGCAAAAGAATACATCTGTGAGTGCATGGATGTATTAGAATGGATTGAATAATATGTGTGGGTGGTATCCAGAAGAGATAGACCAATGGACGAAGAAGAAAAAAAACAAAAATTCTTATTCTCAGAGCAAAGAAAGAAAGATATCGAAGAGCAACGAAAGTTTGACGAAATGCACGAGCAATTCAAAAAGTTTGATAGGTTAAAAATTAATAATGAAGCATTTGCGTATTTTCTTGCGTTTATGGTAGGTGTATGTCTAGCGGTGATGGTATAGAGGAAATCTGGAAAAGATTAAATAATCATTTTTCAAGTGAAGTACCAAACCCTTATAACTATCCAAAATGTTTTTGGTATTATTTGCAATTATATAAGTTTGACAAAGATGAAGGGAGATAATATGACTAAAGATAAATTACCAGCTTATTTACTAGTTGGACTAATCCTAGTTTTAATTTTGGTGGGCTAATATGTCTAACAATTTTATAAAAGGATTTTTCGTAGGAGTAATCGTAACGATATTAACTTTAATTTTTATGATACAATGAGAGAAAGTGATAAATTAAGTATAGCCATGTGCGATATTGGTGATATGATACGCAAGTATCAAAACCAACCAGAGATGAAAGAACTCCATTCTTACTGGTGGGGTGAAATGGCTAAACTAATTAAGAAAAAAAGAAAAGTTCAAAAGCAAGAGCAAAGAGACCTTAAAGAAATTACTGACTACTTCGCATAAATAAAAGTATGGAAAATTATTCATACTTCATGGGGCGAGATGGTTTTATGTGGTTTATTGGTGTCGTTGAAGATAGGAACGACCCAGAGAGATTAGGTAGAGTTCGTGTTCGAGCTTTAGGTTATCACACCGAAGACAAAACTAAAATCCCTACAAACACCTTACCTTGGGCAACAGTCATGATGCCTGTTACTACTCCCTCTATGAATGGATTAGGTCATACACCTTTTCTTGTTCAAGGTTCTTGGGTGATTGGTTTCTTTCGTGATGCACAACATCTACAAGAACCAGTTGTTATGGGAACGCTCCCAGGCAAACCAAACGCATATTCTAATACATCAAAAGGTTTTAGTGACCCAGGCGATAATAAAGACTATGGGTATTATGACGAAGATACAGAAACTTATTCTTATCCAGTAAGAAAAGATGAATCTGATATTAATCGACTTGCAGTTCCTAGTGCAAAAGATAAAGACGGAAATACTATTACGCATGGAAATCGTTCTGCACGAGATACAGCTGCAACAGAAAATATTCCTCTCGCAAATACTACCACCACATGGAATGAATTAAAAACAACTGATGACTCATCAAGAGGACATGAAGATAATGTTACTGGTATATCAACAGAAACAAACGAAGATAGAACTAAAAAGAAAAGAGTAGATTCAGAATATCCTTATAATCAAGTAAGAGAAACAGAAAGTGGTCATATACAAGAATATGATGACACACCTTTTGCAGAAAGAATAATGGAGTATCATAGAACTGGAACATTCTATGAGATAGATGCAGACGGAAATAAGATTACAAGAATTGTTGGTAGTAATTATGAAGTTGTTGCTGGTTCTGAATTTGTAAATGTTAAAGGAGATTGTAATCTTACAGTCGACTCAAACTGTCGCACCTATATAAAGGGTAACTGGGATATACAAGTTGATGGAAACAAAACAGTTGTTGTAAAAGGTAATCATTCAGAAACTGTTTCTGGAACACAATCGTCAAGTATCACTGGTGATGTTACTGAATCATATGGTGCAAAACAAAACACCACGGCAGATGATAACATTGATATTCGTGGTAAGCGAATTGATTTAAATAAGGAATAGGAATGGCAAAACCTAGAAAACAAACTGTAATCGTACATGAGAAAACTTTTAAAAGAACATCTATTGGTAGAGGTAAAGTAAAAACAGCATCTATGAATAAAAACAAAAGAAGAAGTTGGAAGAAGTATCGTGGCCAAGGGTGATGGGGAATACATTGTATTAGTAAATGGTAAAGTGGAAACTTATACCAACTGGGAAGATATACCTAGTTCATTTGAAAACATTATTAAATTTAATCCTACTGCACCAAAGCAACCACACACAAAAGAAGACCATGAATATATGAATACATTTAAAGATAAATTATATGAGTTTATGGAAAAGGAAGAAGAATAATGCCTGCGATAACTAGAATCGGTGATGCAGATGTTACGCACTGTTCAACCCCAGTAAGGGCAGAGGGTTCTCCAGATGTTTTTGTAAATAATATTCCAATATCTAGACAAGGTGATAATAACACTCCTCACCTTTTACCAGGCTTACCTTGTCCCTCTCATGCAGCTCCAATCACAACTGGTTCTACAACAGTGTTTATTAATAATGTTGGTTGTGGAAGAATAGGTGATGGTGTTACTGCGTGTACTTCAGTTGCAGAAGGTTCTCCAAATACTTTTGCTGGTGGATAGTTTGACTATAAATAATAATAGGAGATAGATATGCCAACCTCTGGAAGTTTAAATTACGATGCAAGTATTACGAATGAGAAACGAAGTGTTCGTATATTCAAAGACTTGAATCTTAATTTTAATAAAAATCTTGTTACAAATGATATTGCAAAACTTACAGATGTTGAAGCAATCAAAAGAAGTGTTCGCAATTTAGTTCAACTCAATCACTATGAAAAACCTTTTCATCCAGAGATTGGTTCTAATATTCGTTCAACTCTTTTTGAAAATATTTCCCCATTAGCTGCAAACTTATTATCAAGTCAAATAGAAAATGTTATCAGAACATATGAACCAAGAGTTGAACTGCATAGAGTTGATTCGTTTCCAGATTTAGATAGAAATGCATATGATGTTCGTATTGAATTTTTTATAGTAAATGCACCAGCAGAATTAGTTGCACTTGATGTGTTATTAGAAAGAGTACGATGATAGAAGATGGCCCTATGAAAGAACACATCGATAGAAACAAAGATGGTGTATTAGTTGCAAAGTATATTACATATTCTATTAAAGATGATATGTTAGTTAAAGAAACGAGTACAAGAAAATATTTTAAAAAGGGAGACTATGTTGATTCCATAACAAGTGAACCCATAGTAGAGGTAAAGCATGGCAACCACGGATAAAAGATTATCAATATCAGAATTAGATTTTGATGACATCAAATCAAATTTAAAAACATTTTTAAAAAACCAAACAGAATTTACAGACTATGATTTTGAAGGTTCTGGTATGTCTGCATTATTAGACTTACTTGCATACAATACGCATTACCTTTCTATGAACGCAAACTTACTTGCAAACGAAATGTTTATCGATACTGCATCACTAAGGTCTTCTGTTGTTTCTCATGCGAAGACATTAGGATACACTCCAAGAAGTGCAAGAGCATCACAAGCAGTTGTTGATGTAACAATAAACGATACAAGTGTTACAACATCTACTCTTTCAAGAGGAACTAAATTTTCTACTCTTGTTGATGATATAACTTACAATTTTTTAGTTAATGAAGATAGAACAGTATCAAGAGTTGATAATGTTTTAACTTTTGATAATGTTACTTTATTTGAAGGAACATTAATTACAACAAGATATGTTGTTGACAATTCTAATATTGACCAAAGATTTATTATACCAGATAGTAATGCAGATACAACAACACTTACTGTGGTTGTTCAAAACTCTGCAACAGACTCAACACAAACTACTTACAATCTTGCAACAGATATCACTCAAGTTACAGATTCTACAAATGCATATTTTCTACAAGAAGTAGAAAACGGACAGTTCCAAGTTTATTTTGGTGATAGTGTAATTGGTAAAGGTTTATCAGATAACAATATAGTTATATTACAATACATTGTTACAAACAAAGGAGCTGCAAATGGTGCTTCTACTTTCACTCCACCATCAAGTATAGGTTCTTCATCAGATAATACAGTCGCAACAGTAACAAGTGCAGTCGGTGGTGCAGAATCAGAGTCAATAGAAAGTATAAAATTAAACGCACCATTAGATTATGCAAGTCAAGGTCGTGCAGTTACAACAAACGATTTTAAAGTTATTGTACCAACTCTTTTTGCAAATACTCAATCTGTTTCCGTATGGGGTGGTGAAGATAATGACCCACCTAGTTATGGTAAAGTTTTTGTATCTGTTAAGACAACAACTGGTGCAAACTTAACATCAACACAA